AGCATTCCATACCAAATTACCACTAATAGCGGTTCCATTGTGTCCCCAATGTACATGGAGATAGATGTCTGTACCTACAGCATAATCATGGGGAACGTGGAATGTGTAATCAATTGAATCCCCAACACTGAAGGCCCAAGCATCCACATTCCCTTTAAAAGCTGCTTTGGTGGGTCGTGTGGCTCCAGAACTATCTTCTTGATAAACACCAATAATATCTTTCCATACGCGCTGTCCATATGCTGAACTACTACTGCCATCAGCAGTAATTAGCTCACCATAACGAGCCGTATCACTGGGCACAGTTGCATCAGACACCCACTCCAAATTACCAGCAGCATTTTTGGTCAGCTTTGTTGATGCAGCAGCAGATGCAAATCCCTTTGGGTTGTGAATGTCAGCATCAGATATGTTTTTATGTTCAATAGTCATAAGAAACTCGGTTAATAGGATCAGGGGGCTTTACTAAGCTCAGCCCCCATCACCTAAGTTGTAGCCTAAGCCTTCACACCACCAGCCGTGTAACGACCACTACCATCTTTATTCTCATCGAGATATTCAATGATAATAGTCACCTCACCAGCAGTCGCGGCAGCGGGAGTGGTGCCATCCACAGCAAACAGAGATACCAGCAGGTATCCATCTTCAGTGGCATCAGCAATTGTACCAATGTCGGCACCAGCCCCAACAACCCAACCAGCAGTGCTAGCTGAGGCTGAGGCACCAGCAATGAGGCCATCAGGATCAATATCCGTACCATCTGATTGCTCCAGACCGACGTCCAGAACCGAAACAGACCCACCAGAGAACGCAGTGGTCACATTAGCACGACAAGCCTTGATGAGTGCCCCGGCAGGTACCCGTGCATCCATACCAGCCACACCAGTGCTATTACTTGCATAAGCCGAAAAAACCCCGGAAGAAAAGTCTGAGGCAGAGAGCGTAAATTCCAGAGTCTTTACACCATCTGAATCAGCACGCTGTCCACCAAAAACATCCTTGACTTCGCGGGGGCCATAATGGTTACGAACTACATCAGTAGTTTTCGCCCAACTTGATTCAAAACCCATAAATCACCTCCAATTAGAACTTAGTAACATCAGTCAAAACAATACCCAGAGTGTCAACACGCTGGAGACCAAGGCCAAAACGGGCAGTTACATCGAACTCATCACGCTTGAGTTCAAAGTTACGACGAGTTTCAGTCTTTGGTGCTTGACGCCAAGCCCTCATCATCGGCTTAGTGTTATCATCCAATACACACATGAAGATATTAGCCACACCATTACCACTGTCTACAGAGCTGTCAGTTTCATTGAAACCAGCAGCGTTGGCGTTGATAGCCTCAGTCAGACCTTGGGGTAGACGGTTAGAGGTATAAATATCCCAACCAAAGATGTTACGCACAAAAGCATGTTCACGAGCAAAACCTTCATTGATAATGCCCTCGAAATGCGGATTGTAATCAATAGAGGTAGTTCCCGTCAGGAGACCGTTGATCGCTACTTCAACCGAAGGGTCAACTACAGCGATCCGTCCTGCCATTGGAGCATTCGCTTTATCAAAAGCGTACTTCATAAAACGAAAATCATCCAACGAGATTTTACCTTCGTCTGCAGCACCACCAGCATCAGCTACCCAACGGTGTGGGATACCATTAACCGAGTTGATAGCTCCTGCAGTTTGACCAGCATTCAGAGTAGCAAAAGCACGGGTCTCAAAGTACTCTTGAAGAGCACGAGTTGATTCCATACCACGCATAGCATGAAGTTGCTCAATCTGAGACCCATCTTGACGCAATACATCTGAGATAGACCAACCATCACCTACATAATCAGTGATTCGTAGAGTCACAGTGCCAGTGTCAATTGCATTGTAAGCCAGAGGTTGCTCTTCAAAGACTTCTTGCAGAGTGGCTGTGCCCACGGTCTTAATGTTAAGCGTTGTACCAGTACCAAAGTCTGACACATCCCGTGAGAATTGGTCTGGAAGCAGACCATCGTGCAGATTCTCAAGAATAAACTTGGAATACTGCTCGGCTTCAATAAAAGCCGTAGTGTTACCAGTGTTTTGAGACATATGTCCCTCCTATATTACTGATTGGTTACTTGACTACCAGCCCATCGCCACATGGCCAAAACATCGGAAGTTGTTGCTCCGTTCATGATGCTTTTTGGTCTTTCAGCAGGAGGCTGGGGAGAAAGAGCCTCAGTATTCACTGAGCCACGGGAATGGCTCGGTGTCCGTGAGGTTAAACTAATACCACTCAACTTAAAGAGGGCGTTAGGTGAGGTTTTAGCCATTTGCTCCAAGAACTGCAGCGAGACTTCGTTTTGAGCGGCTAGCTCCTTCATCCTAATGGAAGCTTTTTCACCATACACTTCGGAGAATTTCGCATGTACAGTCAAAAGATTTTCTTCCTCTTTTTGTTGTTTGGTACGGGCGTCAAGGACTCGGTTTACAACATTAAACAGCGACTCCTCATTGACTGAAGCCTCGGCAGGAGCAGACTTCACTTTCTCCTTAATAGCGTCAGCAGCCTCTTGCTTTGCTAGTTTCTCTCGCATCTCTTTAGCTTCTTGCTCTAACTTGCGAATGTGCTCTTGAGATGCTGAGAGGCTTTTCAAAGCCGTTGGAACATCAGCGTACTTAGGATTGCCTTCAGTATCAGTGATTGTGTCCAGAAGGTCGCTGAACATATCTTCCTGTACTTGTGTTTGAGGCTCAGCCTCGGGCGCAGCTTGTTGGTCAACAGGCTGCTGGTTCTCAAATAGATTGTCTTGGTCAGACATTATTTATCTCCGGTATTGATTAAAGTAATAAGGTTTTTAGTGGCCTTCACTTGGCCAATAAGCATTGCCTGCCGATAGACCCAATCACCTGATGGTTCCTGTAGCATCTCAGCGTACAAACTTTCTAAATCATTCTTAAGAATGGTTTGTATATCTTGTAAAACATCTCTAACGGCTAGTAGACGCTCGTGCCCAACTTTTTTGACTAAACGTGAGGTTGTTCTCATATACCTCTAGGCTCCTCAGCAGCAAGCATTTGTTCAGTCTCAAGTTGGTCTTGGCCAGCATTCATGGCACGTTGTTGCTCTACTTGCTCAGCGATCTGTACATTAAATCGTACAAGGGCATGACGCTCCCAACCAAAAGCTTCCTCGACTAACTTGGCCAATGCCTTGGCTGAAACGTGAGGCATGATAACTTCCCCCAATCTCGAATTGAAGACAGTGGTGAGGTTCTGAACTAATAAGTTCCTAGCAGCAAAGTGTGATGCACCCTTAGCTCGCAACTTCCCAGCTGCACTTATGTCCTCCTTGGTGATGTTCATAAACTGGACTGCACCTAGATCATCGTCAATGACTCGAATTGTGTCCTTAGCATTTAGATTGCGCCTTGCGACTTCAAGCATGTTGTTAAGCAAAGGCTCTAGAATAAAAATCTCGAATTGGCGTATCTTTTCTTGGAAAATCCTCGAAGCTGCGTCATCTAGTTTTTGCACCTCAAAGGCGGTTTTCTCACCCGGAGAACGAATACCCATAGCTTCTCTGGGAGCACCCGCCATTTCTTCCATTCGTTGTTCGAGAATCGCGATTTGTGTATCAGCCGCTAAAGCAGTAGAATCTACTTTTAATACCTCAACATCACCGTCATCACCACATTCAATCTGAGCAAAGGGTTCCCAATCAAATGCTTCCACATTTCCTTTTATCTTTAGTGGGGGGTGGGCAATAAAATCAAACAAATCTGCTTTGATATTTTCTAAGTGATCAATGCGGTATTGCATACCAACTAAGTTATCCAGTGGCCCCATTGCATACAAATTGTCAGGGCGCATACGCCACCCACAGTGGCACATACCATCACTACCGTTCCATGCGGGGTTAGGTTCATTACGAACAACTTTACACCGATCCATGATAGTAATCATACGATTTCTGTGTAAAACACCTTGCTCGTCTGCAACATCCCCTACGAACTCCAGAAGCTCTACATGACCACTCTCATAATAATCATGCAAAGTATCAAAACCATCTGCAATATAACCTTGATTTTTGGCCATGTCAGATTGATTGGCAGAGAGAATGCGACTCCTATTTTTAAGCTGTTCTTTAATAACATCCTTCATCCAACCACTCTCAGGGTTATCTTCTACGGATTTAAGGAGTTCACCAATTGTATACACAACCCTGATGATTTTTGGTGAATCCTCAAAGGTAGGTGCCAATGGGTTGAATACTACATCGAACGGTGATCTACGGATTGCTCGTGGCCCAATAAATCCATCGATTTCTTCTCCGGAGGTCGGGTCGTAGTGTCTCTCTTGAACGTATTCAACGTCGGCAATGACATTACCGTAGTCAATGTAATCATACAACAAGCGTGAGACTACTTTCTGGAACCCACCCAATCTGGTTTTGTTTTTCATGTACTCTTGAATGGCAAGGCGGGTCTCCTTATTGACCCCTTGAGTCTCATGACCTTCCCATACCAACCAATCATCATTAGGGAATAACGCACTCATGTAATTAGCATGAAGATTATCCCTAATTTGTGCCAATTTTGGTAAAGTTGTTTTGTTCTTCCAAGGAAGCTGTGAGTTCGTAGTTGTAGTTGTATCAACAGCAAAAAGATAATCGCGTAACTCTTTCCACTCTTTCTCTTTTTCTAGTCTTTTCCGTGACCATAGGTCGTATTTGTATGCAACATCCTCAGCCAAATAATCAGGATTTAAGACATCACGAACTTCAATGTTGGAGCCACTCATGCTACAGCTACCCCACCAAAACGACCGTGGTATACATTAGCTTTTTTAGTATATGATGATGTGTAGCGTCTACTAGGGGCTACCGCTACATCAACAGCATTAGACAAGGCATCACTAATATCGTCATGTGGTGGTTTGCCCATCTTTAGTTCCTCTTCTAAAAGTTGACAATTACCACCTCGGTAATGCCACATTTGACCATTAGAATATTTAGGTTGCAGTGTACTCATCATACGCTCTTCTTTAGCACCATCATGTTTAGTAGGTCTATGTGGCTCAATAACCAAAGACAGTCCGTTTGGTTTAATATAATTGTTCTTAAGATCATTTACGATGACTTCCTGCGCTGCTGTGACCTCAGCCCTCATCTTACGAAAACCCCAGAATGTGTGTTGTTCAACAATATGATCATAGTACACTTTAATGTCGCCTGTTTTAAAGCGATCAATGGCAAGAACATAGAAATTATTAAATTGATCTACCCCAACAACTACAATTGCACTAAAGTCTGCCTTTTTATTTAAACTGTATGCAAAGTCAATAGCAGCAAATACATTCAACCTGTTGTCTTTATAGTACCATCTACCCTCACGTTGTTCTATATATTTTTTATCATAATATTGAAACAATGTTGGGTTAATCTTGGCACTACCCGGATCGTTGGGGTTGTTATAATACTGAGCATAGAATTGAGTAATATCAATATACTCCGCTTTTTTCTTAGCCAATTCATTCATATCAAAACCAAACGACCTACCGTCTGATCTGGTGGTTTTAGGCCATAAGAATTCCCCCTCTTCCTCAACCACGCGCTGTAACACATCATACAATGGCTCTTTAGAAACCATCTCACCAGCAGCCCACAGCTCTACTTTTGTATTAAGTAAGGTGTCATATAAGTCTTTAGGATGGTAACGGGTTCCAACCACCGTAGTTTTAGCATCCGTATTTTTGATTGATGATAATTGAGAATACATCGCAGCTACTTTACTTCTACCATCTTCAGTATAAGCATTATTAGGTACAACAACATCATCTAAGAAATTCCAATCAGTGTGAAAACCAGTGATATTCGTTGTCAATCCTGCTGCTTTAACAGTTGGATCACGCACACCCTCTTCTTTCCTAACAGGGTGGTCTACACTGATTTCAGTGGCAGACCATTTTTCTCTCTTGCCTTCATCTGGATGAATCAGTTGTGGCCAATACCTACGCACAGCCTTAGAATCCAGAATATTTTTAATGGCATATAGTTGTTTTTCAGCCAGATCAGATGTTGCCGAAATGTACAACATTGTGATATAAGGGTGTTTAATGATTAACCACGCCGCATATACAGCGGCAAGGTGGGACTTCATATGAGCACGGGGCAGTAATAGTAGAGTGTTATCCGCACAATTACTACCTTGCCACCAGTCCATCACCTCATCGTGTATACCTCCATAAACTCGCTTAGGGTTCACAAGTCTAGCAAAGACTTTTAAATCTTGCTCAGCGGCTTCCCGTATTTGGTCAACTTTTGTCACTTATTAACCCACTTCTGAACCAAACCTTTACTAGCATCTACAGCAG